TGCTGGCATAGGAAATGTGAGCTTTGCATAATGGCACATTACGCTTTCTTAGATCAAAATAACACTGTAACAGAAGTCATTACAGGCATTGATGAAACCGAGACTATTGAAGGACTAGATCCTGAGACTTGGTACAGCAATTTTAGAGGTTTAACTTGCAAGCGAACTTCTTACAATGGAAACATCCGCTATAACTTTGCAGCCATTGGCTACACATACGATGCAGATCGTGATGCCTTTGTACCACCAGAGCCAGATAACTCCATCGGCTTTGATGAAACTACCTGTCTGTGGATTGTTCCCAATGAAGCCAAGATTATCTAGAGCAGCATCTCAACTTCGGGAACAGATTGATGATTCATTCCCAGATCGTGACCGCACATCGGATGGTTGGATCGGTGATACCCGACACGCTGCTCGCAAGTCTGATCATAATCCAGATGAGCAGGGCTGGGTTCGTGCCATCGACATCGACCGTGACTTATTCAAGGGATCAAAGCCAGACATTATGGGCGATCTTGCAGATCAACTTCGTGCCCTATCAAAGTCAAAGGCAGACACGCGTATTGCTTACATCATTTTCGATGGACAAATCTGCTCCAAGATCCTTAATTGGAAGTGGCGCAAATACACAGGGGCTAACAAACATGTTAAGCACTGCCATGTCAGCTTTAAGAAAGAAGCTGATAATGACGGGGCTTTTTTTCAAGTATCTATGTTAGGCGGAGAATAATGAAGAACATCAAGAACCCTGCAATCCTAGCTGCTGGAGCATTCCTAGCTGCTTGGGCATCGAGCAACTTTGATCTTGACTATCGCGCAGTCCTATGGGCTGTTCTATCAGGTGTATTCGGATACGCCACGCCTAAGAAGTAATGAGTCCGCAAGACATCGCAGCGATTGTTGCAGCGGTGACAACAGTAATCGGATCATTCGCTATGGCAGTGCGTTGGCTTGTCAAGCATTATCTTGCAGAGTTAAAGCCAAATGGCGGTAGCTCTATGAATGACCGACTAAATCGATTAGAAGCGCGTGTCGAGACAATCATTGTCCTGTTAGATAGGTAACAATTATCCTATGGCAAGAAAAGCAACTAAGAATCTAGTTGAGCAAGATTACTCAGCTCTTGATGCATACTGCATTGGGATGTATGAATTCGCTCAATCTCTAAAGCGTGCAGGCTTTGATGAAGAGACTGTGCTTGGCATCATCGTAGAGCGATCTGCTTATCCTGCTTGGATCTTGCCTGATCCGATAGAGCCAGAACGCTTTGGTGACTATGAAGATGATGAGGATTACGATTAAGCGAATTGTTATCGTATCGGACTTACAGGTTCCTTACCATGACAGGGTTGCTACCCGTAACCTTGCAAGCTTTATCACAAAGTTTAAGCCAGATCAAGTAGTCACAATAGGCGATGAGATTGACCTACCACAGATCAGCAAGTGGGAAGAAGGTCGCATGGGCAGCTACGCCCAGACGCTCGATGATGATCGTAACGAGGCTGTGCGGCTTCTCTGGGATTTAGGCGTTACAGATTGCATCCGTAGTAATCACACAGATCGCCTGTATAACATCATCATGGCTAAAGTGCCTGCCTTTGGTGCATTGCCAGAGCTGCGCTTTGAGAAGTTTATGAAGTTTGATGAGCTGGGGATTACCTTCCACAAGAACCCTATGCCCATTGCTCCTAACTGGATTGCAGTGCATGGAGACCATACTCCTATCAAGCCACAAGGGGGTCTATCAGCCCTAGAAGCGGCTCGTAGGCATGGCAAGAATGTTATCTCAGGACATACACACAGGGCAGGGCGTTCGGCCTTCTCAGAGGCCTCTGGGGGCCGTATAGGGCGTGTCCTGCATGGTGTTGAGGTAGGTAATCTAATGGACTTTAAGCAGGCTGCTTACACAAAGGGCGTAGCGAACTGGCAGCAAGCCTTCGCCATCATGTATGTGCATGGATCTAAGGTCCAAGTAGATTTAATCAACATCGAGAAGGACGGCACATTCATTGTCTCTGGAAAGTCCTACGGCAGACCTAGATAATCGTTATCAAGTCGTTACCAAAATACCCTTGACTGAGCGTGTGGCTATGGCACACTAAGTTATGTAAGCAACCAAGGGCGTTGCTACAGATAGGTACAAAAATGGACTTCACAAAGATCAGAAGCGGAATGTACGAGAATGACAGCTGCTGGATCACTGATGTTTGGTACATGCATGAAGGTGATGCAGACGCCATTGCATCTTATGGCAAGACAGGTTGGGCTTATGGCTCACATGGTCAATTATGGGGCACAGCAAAAACACTAAAAGAAGCTAAAGAAATCTGCAACGCAAGTGTGGTGTCAGCATGATTAACTCAGTCGTAATTATAGGCATGATGGGATTGTTGCTTATCTCTAATGTTATTTGGTATTCACAAGGATTCAAGGATGGACGCAGAGAAGGCTGGCACAAGGCTCGCAATCTCGGCCGTAGCTTGGCAGACAAATGAGAGCCAATGAAATCTTACTCTCAGCCACCGACACGATCCGCGACCGTGGGCTTCAATACGGTCACCCTGCGGATAACTTGCAACACACAGCAATGCTCCTCAGCGCATACTTACAGACACCAATTCACGACTATCAGGTGGCAGGGATCTTGGTCTTGGTTAAACTTGCAAGAACTAATCAATCAGCGCAGCACATCGACAACTGGGTCGATCTATGCAGCTACGGAGCACTAGCTGGGCAACTGGCCACAGAGGAGAACGAACTCTATGTTTAATTTAGCCGATTACGAGACAGTCGAGGTGAGACTTGAAAAGTTTATTAAGGACTATCCAGATTTCCGCATTGCAACTGAGTTGGAAGTGGTCGAAAGAGATCGATACATCGTCAAGGCGTATCTATTTAAAACTACTAGCGACAGCCTTAGCTGGGCGACAGGGTACGCTGAGGAGAAAATTACTGATCGAGGTGTTAATTCGACTTCAGCACTGGAGAATTGCGAGACTTCAGCGATCGGCAGAGCACTTGCAAATGCAGGTTATGCAGCTAAAGGAAAGAGACCAAGCCGAGAAGAAATGAGCAAGGTAGTTGCTACAAAAGTAGTGAAGCCAGTGGTACAAGATCTCGTACCAGATCAACAGGACTATTGGACTACGCCAGTCAATGAATACATCAAGGTAGTCGATGCACCCATAACACTGGACAAAGCACTTGACTTGGTGCAGGACATACTAGGCACAGGTGAAGCACAAGAAGCACCACAATGCAAGCATGGGCACATGAAATGGCGCGAAGGTGAAAAGAACGGTCGCGCTTGGGGTGGCTATCAGTGCATGCAAATGAACGCAGGTGGAATCAAATCAGATTGTCCGCCTCATTGGTACAACATAGGCAGCGATGGTAAGTGGCATCCACAGAAAGCAAAGGTGTAAAATGGGACATGTTGGAATTAAGATCAATGGTGAATGGCTTGATCTTATGTCAGCCTTCATTGCTTGTCAGTTGTGCAATGAGCCAGTTCAGATCCGTGAGCTAGAAAATATATCTTCTGACTCAGTCAATGGCATTGTTATTTGGCAATGTGGTAAATGCACAGCAGTCAATGGCTAGTCAAGCAAGAAAGCACAGAGGTTTCCGGACAGAGCGAGTTGTAGCTGAGTACCTATCGACTCAGTGGGCAGGCGCATGTGTGGGAAGGGGTAGTGGCAAGGATATTGTCAATGTACCGTTTGATGTTGAGGTCAAAGCCCGCGCTGGATTTCAACCGCTTGCATACATTAAACAATTGAAAGCTCGGACAGCCATTTCGGGGGAATTAGGCTTCGGAGTTATTAGACTCAACGGACAGGGTGAGGATGCGCGTGAGTATGCCGCGATTATCCGACTTGAGGATTTATTGCCACTACTCATATTAAAGTACGGTCACTTAGACAATCAACCCACAGAGGCAGACATAGACCGATGTTCTGGATGTGGGTCTTACATGATCAGGAGATGCTTAACTTGCCAACCTATGACTACCGATGCCAATCCTGCAATCTATCTCAAGAAGTCACTCATGGATTCGACAGTAGACCAGTAGTGCCATGCCAGTTATGCAATGCTCCCATGATTAAAGGCTTTAGCGCCTCAGCTATACATTTTAAGGGCAAGGGCTTCTACAAAACGGATAAATAGTTATCCACAGAAGTTATCCACAGGGTATAACAAAGGAGTTATTCCAATGCGAAACACCGCTCTGACCAGCACTTATGTAAATGGATTTGACATGCATGATAACCTAAGTTCGCAGAACGCATCAGGCGTTCAACTCGCGCCGCTGAAGCGGATAGCGCGAGGGGTGCTACTAGGTTTTGGGCTATCCCTATGCTTAATGCCTGAAGCAGGCTCTACAAATCTAAATGATATATCTATGACTCCTAAGCAATATGCATATTACTCACTAGGAGATGTTAAACAATACAAATGCATTGCAGCTCTATATGGCAAAGAAAGTGCATGGAATCCTAAAGCAGTTAATGGTAGTCATGCTGGTATTCCACAAGGTAGATCTAAATGGCTATTAACAGCTACACCAATACAGCAAGTAGAGTGGGGCTTACGCTACATTAAGCATAGGTATTCAACGCCTTGCAAGGCTTATGATCATTGGAAGGCTAAGGGATGGCATTAGACAAGCTGAACAGTAGGCGTTATCGCGAGCAGCGACAGCGTGTGTTCATGCGTGATGGCAGAGCTTGTCAGTTATGTGGCACAGATGAGGGTGAGATGCATATTGACCACATCATCCCACGCAAAGCAGGAGGAGACCACAGTCTAGATAATTTACGGGTACTCTGTAAAAATTGTAACCTACGCAAAGGTGCGCTCAATGAGGGGGTTTTTTTAGCACAGACGGCTAC